CATCTTTACGGTCGTAATATAGAAAGTTATCCTCACCATACGGTTGGGCTTCGGGGTAGTGGTTACGCATAGTCGCAAGTCTATCCTCTGGACTCTTGGCGTTACCCACAATAGCGCGGGTACCAAGTCCCGCACCTGACTTTTTATCGATCTGGTTGTCTTGGACATTTGCAGGGCTTGGCAGTCTCTCCATCATGCGCGTGACAGCATCCATGTCCTTGGAGGCTCTAGCTGCATCAATCGCAGCCAATAACTTTGTCTTATCTAATTCCATATCGACCTACTGTTAGTAATATTTTGATAAAGCAGTTTGAAGAAGCTGATCATCCGAAGGCTCTATTTTCTTTAGTAACTCAGGGCGCAACGGCCCCTGCCCACTTCCAAAAGGTTGCGGGTCGGGAACTGTTATGGTGTTAGGTTTTGTCTGTTGCGGTTGATCAAAGCGTTTCCGAGTACCAAGGTACTGCGTGATCACATTCTTATCGCCATATCCTGAATTACTAAACTTAAACTCAGCGTCATCGCGGGTTCTGTTGTATGACTTTTTATAAACATCGCCCAAAGCATCAGCAAGAGAAAGCATATCAATAACCTGATCATCTGTAAGAACATCTCCTTCTGTCACGTTATTGAGTTTGACCATTAATTCGTCATAAATACCTCTAGCTTCAGCCGTCAACCGTACCTCAGACTCACGAACGACAGAGCCAGGGTCGAGAACCTTGTTAAACTGCGTAACCGCAGCAACTTCGGAAAGTGGAGTACCCTCTTTTAGCGAGGTTCGTAGCTTATCCAGTGCAGAGAATGCTTCCGTAGCAGGGGCCACAGCCTGCTCGAATCGTGTGCCGTACTTGTTAAATGTTTCATTCATCATCTTCGGAACAATTATTTGACTGCCATCTACTCCAAACAAAGGAATAGCTTTATCAGTCGCCAGCATCATGTTCTTGTTTAACTGGTTAAATGCCGCTGATGTGCCTGCCTTATATAACTCTGCATTTTCTGGCCCACTGTTCATTGCGTAGCTATAAAGTTCTTTTTGCGGGGTACTCATACCCGCAAACTGAGACTGAATTTGTTGATTTTGCATAGTCCTATCATTGCGAGTGTTAGCTTCACGGATTGCGTCACGTTGGAGACGATGTGCATCTGCCTTTTTATACAGCTCGCTTGTGTACGTAACTGACGCTTCAAGCTGTGCGCGGTATCCGCTTTTTCTAACCGCTGACGGATCGTATTTGCTGCTATCTTCCCCAGACAACCAGAATAGTGGTGACATAAAGAATCGGCCAGTGTCAGCTAACGTGTCACCAATCTTAAACATGGCGGAGTTGCCCTGCTCGTCGTATACCGCTTGCCGAGCGTCACGCTTTGCCAACTCGTACTGCTGCATCTCAGTGGTAAGGTCGCGTACTGGAGAAACAAACTCACCAGGCGTTCCGTTATTCATAAAACCAGCGCGTAAAAGTGCTTGCTCTTCAGCCGGATTGCTGGCCTTTCGCACAGGCAGATTGCGGATATCTGAACTTTGGTTAATTCTCAATAAGTCAGGTGAATCTGCGCGATTGAGAGATTCAAGTTTAGCTTCGGCCTCTGTAGGGTCGCGGAGCGTGTCAAAATATCTTGCCATTCTATATATTCCTTATCCGAATCCGAATCCCATGCTGCTAGATTTACCAGTGGCCTGCGAGGAAGCAGTGCTGAGATTATTTGGCCCACCGACAATATTGTTGTAGAAGTTTAGCGAGTTGTATGGCGACATGCCCTGCTGGAATTGCTGCGCGTACTGTTGCTGCTCAAATGCGCGTTGTGCATCGCCTGCGCCCTGTGACATGCCAATGCCTGTGTTCATCATGCCTTGGCCCGTCTGCATGTTATTGACACCCTGCTGCCCGATATTCTGAGCCATGTTCGCGCCAAACTGCTGATTCTGAGTGTTGCTGTTAAATGCGTTTTGACCCATACCCGCGCCGAATTGCCGGGCAGAGTTATAGGCGTTCTGATTACCCATACCCGCTTGCTGTGATCGATTTAGATTACCTGAAAGCTGGTTTGCTCCAATTTGATAACCCTGACCCATCATTTGATTTTGTGCGCCCATGTTGGCGCTGTTGGCCTGCTGGTTAAAACCAGCGTTCTGTGAAGCGGCACCAGAAGCGACACCAATTCCTGTATTCATCATGGCGTTGCCAGCGTTCTGATTCGCCAAGTTAGTCTGCTGCTGAAAACCAGCATTCTGACCAGACTGATTGCCAGCAATACCCAAGCCCTGAGATGTCATTGAGTTCTGAGCATTTGCGTTAAACTGATTGCCACCTTGCTGAAGTTGGGCGTTTTGGTTAGCGCGACCAGCTTCGATATTAAGACCTGTGTTGTAGGCTTGACCACGCATGTTGGCCGATATGTCGCCAACACGATCAGCCGCACCGCGCATAGCGATACCTGCGGCAACGCCTGCTCGACTTGATCCGCTGTTACCCGTGCCTGCAGCTTGGCTTGCAATACCTGTTAGCTGATTCTCGTTGAGGTTCCGCGCTACATCTCTACTGGCAGCATCGATCTGACCATTTAGCGAACTGTTATTCATGTAACTATTGAGGCTGTTAGTGTTAATGCCTTGGTTCTGAGCGATACCCGCACCAGTTGCCAAGCCGCCAGCTTGAGTAGCGGTATTCGGGTTAAAGCCGTTAGCAGATGCGGCTGTCGAGTTTTGCGCCAGACCACCGATGGCCTGCGCGTTGCCCATGTTTATGCCGCTGTTGTTGGCGGCACCCATCTGGCTGGCATTACCCGCCATGTTGGAGGCCATGTTGTGATTCACACCGCCGCCTTGCGATGCGTTCAAGCCCATCACGCCGCCAGCGTAAGCATTGCCTGCGCCCATCGCCGTGTTAATACCTGCGCCCGCACTACCTCCCATTGCACCGCCAGCGTAGTTCATTGCAGCGCCTGTGCCTGCGGTCTGCGCGGCACCAAGGCCCATGACATTCGCACCCGCGCCTGCCTGCATCTGGCCCCCCTGGTTCGCCATTCCCATCGCGTTTAGCTGCGTATCGTTTAACCCAGCCAAGCCCTCGACAGGCATACCCTGCGCGTTTAAAGTCTGCGCTTGAGAACGAACATCGTCTAGATATGGCTGCTGACTCTCATCAACAAAGGTGTTTGCGCTGCTGCTTGATTGATTTTTAGATGTTGAACCGCTGAATGAAAAGCCCATGCTTATGTCCTATGCTATTTTTGTCCAGCCGCTATCGTAGTAGTACAGACCACGACCGCCACTGGGGTTCCAATTTGTGCCGTCTGCAAAAACAATCTGTCCAGTTTGCGGCTTTGCAGGTGCGGCGTTTATTACGGGTATTACCGTTGGCGCGTTTGTACTGAGGGCCAACCCAACGCGAATCAGTTCGTTTGAAACCCATCTTCTTAAATCAACGACTGTGCCAGCCGAGGTTGATGAAACTTGATAACTCATCGACCAGCGACCTCTGACACGTCAATATCTAAACCTGTCAAACGCCAAAAGTCCTCGACGTGATTGCTTTCTATTCTCAAAGCGAAGTAACGTCCAGACGTTCTCACGTCTATTTTGTGGTCAGATTCGATGTTGTAAATGACCGGGGTTTTCCATTGGACACCGCCTTGCGGTGAGTCGCTTACGCCAATGGATATTGACACTGCGCCTTGCCCCTCGATCTGAGGCATGATCCCAACAAGCTGCTTAATCGCGTTATTGGCTTTGCCAAGAACGGTATCAAGATCAATTTTTGTAGCTTCAAGAAAAGCGTTCAAAGGCTGACCAGCAGCACCGTGAGTATTATTCATCTGGTACAGCTTATTATTTTCAGACCCGACCGCGTAAACTCCAACACCCTTATTGGTTGTGTTAAGGCTAGACGTTGACCAGTACTCGTTACTATTCGCCCATGTGAGATTGTTAGCATCCCAGCCGCCAGACGTGTCAAGCACATCGCTTGAGGCCAGTGCGCGTACATTTGGTAAGTCGATAAAGGTAAATGCGTTCTGCGACCAGTTATATACTAATGCGCGGTTGGCGCTTAAAATATTGTCAGCGTCTTCATCGGCATAGCATATCCAAACTTCTGATTTATCTTCAATGGTGTGACAGAAAACTGATCTGGTATCTTGCACCGAGTTGAAGAATGTTCTGCGAACTCGCTTATCGACAATGCTCTCTTTCTGATTACCATCGTGTACATAAATATCGTTGTTGCCGACTACCAAGTGCTTATTAAAAAATGCAGCTACAGCGCCACGGTTGATGATCCCATCGTCGCTAAAAACTTCACGAAAACTAAATACAAATGGTGCGCCTATGAAGTCCATAGCAAAAACGCCGCTTTCGGCATAAATAATCTGCGAGTTGTTAAGCGACATTTGATCGACGAGTGCGCCATTATTACCAGTGAGGACATTCTCACCAGCAAGATTAGTTGTTGAGGTTATGTCGTAATCACCAGGTACAGATGTAGGGTTGTATTCATCAGACCAACGCACTGTGTATGGGTGAGTTGTAGATGACGTGTCATACCCAGCCATTATCAAAAAGGATCGGTAAGGCTTTATGCAGCTACTCGTCACTGTGCTGGGCCAGTTCGGTAGGTCAGCAAATCGTGTGCCAGTTGGATACATATATTGTGGTGTTTGACTACCATTATTTAACATCATCGCCAAACCCAACTGCTCAGACTGCCAACGTGGCGAGTTGCTATAGGTTGTCGCATCAGATGTTTTTGTAACGTCAGTCGTTGCGGTGCCGTTGTAACGATAAAGCTTGTTTAATGACCCTATAATCAGCGTGTTATTACCCGCATACCGCCAACCATGGGCGTGTGTCGGGGCGAAAGATAGTGAGTTTGCAATGCTGTGTCCGAGTGCCTTGCCGATTCGACCTTCGTGAAACTGCACGTTGTTGCCGTCAGGAAACTGTGTCAATTCCAAGTCGTATGGGTCTTGATCGGTGACGATGCCACCTGATCCGATTTTTCTTAGCGGTACGAAAGCCACTCTTTAAGTGCCTACCGCAATGTAGCTAAAGGTTTTCGCTGTGCCAACACCGTTGGTGACATAAAAGCCAGTGGTTGTCGGTGCGCTAGTTCCTAACGTCCAGTTGTCGTGCGTAGCCACGCCTGTATCTTGCTGCGTTGTGACAACCTGAAAACATGAAGTGCCAAACCCCGTAGGAAAACTAACAAATGCGTTAACTGCGTTACCAGCAACTGACGCGCTGCCCCACATAAGAGAAAAACCGTTGCTGAATCGGATATAACCGTTATTAGTGAAGCTAGAGGTTGCTGTTTGTAGAAAACTAGCTGAAGAAATCCCATCGAGTAGGTCGGCATCTAATCCAGAGCCAGCGCCGTCCACAGTCTTCAATTTTGTAAGAATATCGGACGGGGTGTACGTTGTGGTATCAACTTTTGCAGACAGCGCCGCACTCAATCCGACAATAGTCGAAAGTGTGTGCGAATGTGAGTCGTTTACAACTCCAGCATTAATGATGATATTGCTTGTGCCATCAAACTGCGCCGAACCTGTCAAATTGCCAGACAATGCAATGTATCTAGCAGTTGCCAATTTTGTCGCAGACGCTGCATTTGAAAAACTTTCAAGCTTCGTGTTTAACGCTGCTTGAAGACCTGTGACATTAGCAATGGTGTGGTTGTGAGAATTGTTGACCACTGTGGCGTTTAGCGTGACGTTGGCTGAACCATCAAGGGCAACGGAGCCTGAAAGCCCCGAACCCAAAGTAATTGTTCTGGGTGTTGTCCACTTTCCTGCCGATGTCACGGCTGCGCCAGATACAGTTCCTTCAATTCGCGTCAATTCTGCACTCAATCCAGCAATTGTCGATATAGTGTGCTGATGGCTATCATTAACGACATAGGCGCTAAGTCCGACATTTGCACTTCCGTCAATTGTAAATTGCCCTGTTAAACGCCCACCAAGAGTCACCGTTCTGGCAGTTGTCCATTTGTTCGCCTGCGCCGCTAGTGTGGCGGTAGACGCTGTGGATGCGTTACCTGTCAAACTACCTGTGACAGTGCCTGTGACATTTATATTCTGCGTTGCGATGTCAGTCGCAGTGATCTGTGACGCAACAAAGTTACCACTGGCATCTCTTTTAACAACTGCATTTGCGGTGTTGAGATTTGTTGCAGTATTAGCCAGCGCAACGCCAGAGTTTATCTGAGTATGAGTTGGCGTAACCGCGCCTGCGACCGCTGGAAATGTGTTCTTTATCGCCAGTTTTGTTAGTCGAATGTGGTTATCACCATCGCCAACATTATCGCTGGACGTTGGGTTGGTGGCGACAAGGCCATCAATATAGGTTGTATTTTCTAATGCCATGTTACTTCTTCCTCAAATTCATCAGCTTGTCGGCTCCGCGAATACCGAAAGACGCTGTCACCGCTACCGCTAGTAAATAACTAAACCAGTCAGGGAGGAGCTCTAAAGTTTGCAGGCCAAATTGCACCCGTTCAATAAGTTGTGGGTCATCTGTCATTGCGCCGTACATAATTGCAATGACGGGCGAAGTTAATAAAATTACTAAATACTCATCTTTCCATGAGGCCGCTGAGGCATCAGCCATTATAGATTCCCAATCGGCATTGTTTTGTATTGTGGACATTGTTGCTTCATGCTTGGCCGCTTTGACTGCGGCCTTATTTTGCAAGTAGGTTTTTCCTACGCCAGCCACTGAGTTAAGAACCATGCTTAAAATATTCATTTAGTACGTCCAAATAACAGGTGTATCCATGCGGGTGTCAACATGTACAAAAGTCTTAGCGACTCCGACAGAAAACCCCATCGCCGTGGCATGTTTAACAATGTCGTGCTTTTGCTTTCCACCAGAAACTGCCACATCTGCGGCAACACCTTTTGTGTGATATCCACCACCGTTGGCCTTGTTAATCTCAGCAGAGTGCGAATGATCACGATATCCCGATGTGACAATAAACGGCCAACCGCAAGCATCTCGCAGATGGTCTAGTTTTTTTATAAACTCATCCTCCATTCGGTTCTCGCCCGTTTCTTGGCAATCAAAATCGGATAATTTAAAATATTTATAGTCGCTCATAAATAATCGCCTAATACCTTGTTAATACTTTCTGTCTCTGCGCGTTCTGTAAACTGAGTTTCTCGTAATCTAGTAGTGTGTATTGCACCTATTTCGTCAAAGCTCATGCAAAATATTAGCCGCCTTGGCAACGAGACCAGCGCGAAAAAGTCAACTTCATCGGCGGTGTACTGCTTTTTGCTTTTTCCAGTATTGAACTTCCAATATCGACACCCGTTTATCGTGTTAATAATGTCGCATGTTTTAACCTGGCATTTAAGAAAACGACCGTCATACGCCTCAAGTATTAGGTCATATGGCGTTGGAAGATTTGGAAAAGCTATCGCCTTGAAGTGGCGCTGTAGCACGGAAGCAGCTAGGTATTCACCGGAAGTCCCGGTGGTTAACGCTGTAGATTTTACGATGTACACACCTTCATGTTGTGTATTCTACCATCAGTTGATTATTGAGCCAAAAATCCGCTACTTTTGATCCTTATTTAGTAGTTTTTTCACAGTGTCAGTCTCAAGAATCCGAATTCCCAGCCAAACGATTGTAAAAAGCGAGGCGGTTGGTGGCAGCCAAGCGGCGAGACTCAGGACTCCCGTAGATGCCGCTGCAATGTCAATTATTTCTTTCGGGTCAGCCATTTAAGAAACCTGCGGTAAGTAAAAAAAGTAGTAAGCCAAAGCTGCGCTGAGAATAACGCAGACAGCACCCAATGCATTTTTAAAGACGGTGTCAATCTTGGTGATTCTACGCATCTTGGCTAAGCGTATTTTTTCAAGTTTAAATTTGTGGTTCGCCAGGGATTTTGATTGTAGCATCAACATGTCCCTCCACACTGCTGGTGGAACACTGCGCCTTAAAGCCCGCTCTTTCTTTTTGATATCCTCGCGAATCCAAGCGAGCGAAAGAGCCTCTTCTTGAGTCAAAACTTTGCCATCCGTGGCATCTGAAGATTCAGCCTCAATAGTTTCAACCGCAGCTTTACTTGCTGTCAACGTGTCAAAAACCCCAGCGAGACCAGTCAGGTGTTCTCCAGATTCTTTGACAGTTTTTATACCATCATTGAGTGTCTTGAGAACACCGACGACAACTGAGATTTCAGCGAGCATTTTAGTCTCCTAAAGAAGGCCGTGTGTCTGGGAAGTCTTCAGTGCTGGGCCAGTCACGCAAGGCTGCACGGTAAGTGATAATAGCTGCTGCGTTCGGATAGTCGGAAACTGTTGCTGCTATGTCGGTGCGAGCTAGTTCATCATTACGCCAAAAGATCGCTGCTGATGTTGGTGAAACATGGTCTGCTTGTATAACTAAAGCCATACTATTCTCCTAGTACTGGTCGTGTTGTTGGGAAAAGGGCTTCACCCTCTTCGTCTGTAGCAGCAGGCCAGTTTCGCAGGGCTGTACGGTAGAGTAGGATGTTGTCACGATTCGGATAATCTGGGACATAAGCTGCAATGTCTGTAGATAGCAGTTCTGCATCTCGCCATTGCTTTGCGTATACTTCTTGAGTTTCAAGCACTGGTTCATATATAACTATAGCCATTAGAGTATCCTCGCGTACAGCGGTGAACCCGCTTCTGCTAGTGAAGAGGTAAGACCGACTACTTTTGTTGTAGTAATCTTATAAGCCCTTTGATTATTAAGCACACAAATCCAAAAATTAGACCCATCATAGGTAATCCCTGAATGAGCATTTACATTATTGTTATTAGATACTCCAGATACAAAAGAAGATGGCGATAAAACACTTATATGGCCCCCGCCAGTTGAGTATTTATCAATAGTGGAATCAGGTCTCATTGCATAAATATTACCGTCAGCAACAACTAAGTAGCACCCGCTGACTTGAACCGTATAGCTTTGGCCTGAGTAGACCCCTGCCTGAGTATACTTATAGACTGTACTATTAGCATAGTTAGAGACGTGTATGTGCGTCCCGTCCCAAGCAGCAGAGCGTGGAGATGTCGTTTGAGAACTAAGATCAATATAAGTCCCTGCGTAGACACCCGCAGTAGTGTACCTCGCTATCCAGCCCTCTGAGTTAGATTCAACTACAAGTATATGTGTACCGTCATAGCCTAAGGCTCTCGCGTCATCTATACCAGAAAGACTTATGGTAACGATAGCGGAACCCCCTGTGTTTGCAAACTTTTGCATAGTTCCTGCATAAAGTATCCAAATGTCAGAACCTATAGCCAAAATACCTTTTGGTGCTGATGTGACAGTAAAGTTAAAACTCCCGTTAGCTATGCTAGATATAATGGTACTTGCATCAGGATAGCTGGACAATGAGGTTTCTGTAACTCCAGACTTTAGCCACTTCTCGCCTGACTCTGTTGTAATAAGATTGTCTGTACTGTTGATAAACTTCTGGTCGTTTATTTCGGAGCCACCCCCACCAGAACTAATTAAACTGCTAATCGTACTCATATTAATACCCACGCTGATGTGCTTGTGCCAATGAGACCTATGCTCATGTTGGCTACGTCAATGGTTAAATCCTCAGCCAACCCAGCAATGGTGCTAGAGTTCCTGCCAATGATTGTGTTTACGCTAGAGCCTACCGTGACGTACACCTTCATGCCAACAGTGGGCGTAGGTAGCGTCAGTGTCACACCAGCAGCACTTACAAAGTGATGAGTGTTAGCCGTAGCGTTTGCGCTTGTGCCTACAGTGGCCGTTGGGGTTCCTGTGGCTATGGTGGGCGTTAATGCAGCCGTACCTACAGCGCCATCTGCTATCAGAGCACCGGTCACAGAGTCATCTGAAAGCCCCGTTGTTTTTACTTTAGTTAGAGGCATTATTTGATCCTCACGTAGTTTTGTTGGCCCAGAAGACCATAACCCGAAGACACAGAATTAACGCCAATTTGGTTTTGGTATTTAAAAGCAGCACTGCTTGAGTTATCTACTGTCCACAAAGCCGAACCATCCCACGTTACGCCGTAAGGGCTTGTGCCTTGAGAAGCGAGACTGAAGCTAAAGCCTGTATATACTCCAGCGGCTGTGTACTGAAATAGCTTGTCAGCATTTC